TTTTTAATTGACGCAAGGCCTTCGGCGACACGGTCGGCTGCGTCTATTCGTTCGACATAACCTTCAGAAATAACTTCTTCACGATTAAGGATTGATTTAGCAGCTTCTTCAAGCTCTTTACTTTTGTTCGATAAGTTCATTTGTTTATTTTTTGTTTATTTGTATGATTTTACATTACCAATTGAATATTTAGCTTCAAGATTCCAATGCTTTTTATCATTATGAGAAATTATTTTTATATTACGTAAAGACGTTTTTATTTCAGCCTGCTCTGCGTTTAGTATATTAAGTAATCCCCAATCAGATAAAAGAATTGCAATTGTATTACGTCTAGCTAAATCGTCTTCTATAAAATTAGAAGGTTTACCATCAAGCATAAATAATTCCTTAAAATGCACGATGAAATATCGCCCCTGTTTATGTAGAATGTGGCAACTTTGAAACAGCGTTTGTGTTTCGCGTGTTGAAGCTACACCAACTCTGGTTAGGGTTTCTTTAATTTTTAAGAAATCATCTGGCTCAGAGAGTGCAATTTCTAGCATGCTTTCAGGTGACCATATTATTTTGTTATCATTCACAAGTTTATTTATACTTTGCCGCCCTTTGACATATACGCACGGAGTTGTTTTATGTCAATTATATCGTAAACTTCTTCAGCTCTTTCACGGTTATATGAATAAGCTTCTTTAATTAGTTCGATATCCTTACTGTCTTTTTCTTTTTTATGCCATTTTGAAAAACGTTTTTTACGGCGCACAGAATGGAAAAAAAAATCATACTGCATTTTCTTAGACATGTAAGAGCGTTGATTAATTTCATTCGCAAATAAGGCAGTATCTATAAAATAAGATAGTCCGCGGTTAACCATAAAAGGTGGATATTGATGATCAATAGAATCATGATTAGCTGCCTCTCCACTAATGTCGGATTGACACTCAGCAAAGAGATAACTTTTCTTTTCATTGATTGATCCTAGAAAATCAAATGGGGATAATTTACTCATTTGAACTTAGCGGTGGCCATAATTTCAATTAGACACGCAACCATGTTTAATTCTCTATCACTTACCCATGCAGCTTTGTATTGATAATCAGCTAACAAAAGAATGACAGGCGGAATAGTGTGTGGCTCCAAGATATCATACGCTTTGTCATAAATCTTACGGAATACTACAGATGTGTCAATATCAGAATTTGAAGCGCACCATACTCTCATCTGTTTAAAGTCCTTTGTTTTTAAATGATTAATAAGGGCTTTAATAGTGCTATCATTTGATACTAGGGACTCTAGAGACAACTTGCCTGAACTGGAATGGCGTTGGCACTCATTAATTACACGACGCCAATCAGGTGCGTGTTTCATAATTAAATCTGCAATAGCTTGCTTGTCATACTCGATATTTTCGTTATTACAAATGTGTATCAATCTTTTCATAAATGCGGGATACATTTTTGTGTCAGATACTTCTGTATAATCGATCACGGTGCACCGTGAATGGAGTGGTTCAATAATGCGGTTCTTAAAATTGCATGTAAAAATAAATCGGCAATTATTAGAAAATTCTTCAATGAAAGCGCGAAGTGCAGGCTGTGTTGATTGCGGATTCAAATAATCAGCTTCATCTAGTATAATTACTTTATACTTTGAATCTACATCTAATGTCATTGACGATGCGAATTGCTTAATTTTGTTACGAAGAACATCAATGCCACTTTCTTCTGAGGCATTAATAATTATCGAGTCTACACCTAATTCTTTGCAAAGTGCACGAGCGATTGTTGTCTTTCCTGTTCCTGCGGTTCCTGCAAGAATCATGTTTGGGATGTCTTTGTTTTTAACAAACTGAAGGAATGTTTTCTTTAGTTTGCTAGGTAGCACACAATCATTTACTGTTTGTGGACGATACTTTTCCGTCCAAAGTAGATTTTCTTTAGTCATAATATAATATAATATAATAAAAAGAAGGGGCCTCGAAAGGCCCCCTCTAAATTTAATTAACCTTCACTTTCAGCGGCTTCTTCTTCTTCTGGTGCATCTTCTGCACCTTCGCCTTCAGTTGCTTCTTCCTTTGGAAGGCGTGCATTCACGAACTTAGCGATGCGCTCACGGAGCGTACCTACATCCTTAAGCTCATTGCCTTCAAATGCTCCACGCTTGGAACATACGTCAATGACTTGAAGAACAACTGCAAGGTCGTTCAGGTTGATTTCATCCGACAATGTCGGGTCTTCTGTTTGGGTTTCTTCACTCATATTGTTATTATTTTGTAGTTAACGGAAAGATATTATTTATTATACTAAACTTTACTAGTTTTTTCAAGAGCAATAAAATAATTAATATTATTGCCTTCCCACTTAGAAATTAGTTTATCAGAAATGTGCACGGTATAGTCACCTGTAATAAGTTTTAGATTTTCAATAAGAAACTGAAAGTCCCACTTATCAGAAACGCCTGAATATTTTTCAGCATATCCATCTCCTACAACAATCGAATATGAATTTGCGGAAGGGTTAAGCGGATCTAAGACACGCGCTACGCATGTGTCACCTTCAATTACAAGAGAAAGAACAGATTGGCCAAGTGCACTTGCAGCTCGCCGAATGTTATTAATAGATGCTTCTGTAAGAGATACTGACAAACTGGTATTTGGCATTGAAATATCTTTGTTCTTCTTTGTAAGAATAGAAGGATCAGCAAAATGATACTTCACTTTTGCCTTACCATCATTTAGTGTAACACTATTTTGTGAAAACTCTAATTCAGGTTCTTCCAATAAAGAGAATGCGGAGAGGAATTCAGTCAAATTATAAATTCCAAAACTCTGTTCAAAGTTTTCTTGTACAGTAGCTTCAGCAATAATGTTTTTAGCATCAGCCAAAGTTGAAATAGTTGAGCCTGACTCAACTACGATATTAGGTTGGATGGTGCTAAAATTCTTTAACACAGATATGGTTTCTTTACTTAGTTTCATTGTTATTAGTTATAATATCAGAATTGAGCTCACTTTCAAGATAAAAAAGCAAACATGCGATAGAATGTGCGACGTGATGGTAGCCAGACTCTGGGTCTTCATCTTCACCACGTTTAATAGCCCAAGAGTGTCGTTGTGACGCGTCGAAGTATCTTGACTTAAGATTATTAAGCTCCTTCCAATTATCACGGTCATATTTACTAGCTCCAAAAGTAAGTACTTTAACAACTTCTTCTAAAGCATGGGCCGGTAGCAAACCATATTCTGGTTTCCCTTTGTCGAATTTAATTCCTGTTTTTTTCATGTAATAAATGGAGTGACTCCATAAAAGAAGCCACTCCACATTGATTGAGTTATTATTATATTACAAATCTATCTAATTGTCAAGGCATTAAGGAACATTAGCGAGTGGATCTTCAGTTGGAATTGATTCTGAAGACTTATCAATTTTAGTGTAAAGGTCTAAAAACGCTGTTTTAGTTTCTTCATCAAATCGATTTGTGCACAGTTCAATTGACTTCATGCGATCGTTGAAAACAGAAAATGTCTTCACGATGTGGCACAGTCGACGAGTTGAAATGACTTCGTCAATTGCGTCGTCATTGAAAGTTTTGCGAATAACTGTTGACCAACTTACAAGCTTTTCAATAAACGTTGTGTCGTCAACATCATACTTTGTTGCATGCTTCATGAGAATAGTGTTTTCAACAGAAGCAGATGGATAATTTTGCTCAATTGAAGCGACAAATCGCTCTAGAAACGCATCATCCATAATAGATGCCGCAGAATATCGTCCGTCATCAGATCCGCGTCCCTTAGTATTTGCTGTCGCAATCACATTGAAACCGTCAGCAGGTGTAATAACTTCACCTGTCTTTTTAAGCAAAACAGGGTTGCCTTCAAGCACACCTTGTAAACACATGATCTTATTCGTAGCACGATCAATCTCGTCAACAAGAAGAATGCATCCACGCTCCATTGCCTTAATCACAGGTCCCTTTTGGAAAATTGTTTCACCATCAATTAAGCGAAAACCACCAATCAAATCATCTTCATCTGTTTCAGGTGAGATTTGTACTCGAACATATTCACGTTTTGCTTTCGCACATGCTTGTTCAACCATAAATGTTTTTCCATTACCTGACATACCTGAAATGTAAAGTGGGAAAAAGTGACCTGAATTAATCACACTTAACACAGTTTTATACTCACCCCACTTAACATAAGTTGGGTCAATAGATGGAATGTAAATTTCGTCATCAACAACAGATGAAACAGTAGTCGCCAATTTGAACTTCTTAGCGGGTGACGCCTTTTCAGCTGAGACAGGTGACGGAGTTGTTTTAGGCGCATTGAAGTACCACAAACCACGCTTACCTGCAGAGGTAAGTGTTTTAACAAATTTTTCTACTTCATACAATGACATGCCAAGAGCGAAAGCTTTAGCATTAATGTCTTTGCGTCGCACAGGGGCGGTTTCGGTCGCGAATATTTCGCGGAGTGTTTTTTCGTTTGTTGTCATAATATATGTTTTGTTAATAGGTGTTTCTCAATCTTATACTACTATTATACCGTATTTTGAGCCTTTTGCACAGGAATGAATTTCATTGATAGTCAGCAACTTACGCAATTTGTGTAGCGATATTTGTTAAAAGTACACGAGTTTTGCGCGCCGCGCCGTGGTGTTTGCTGAATTCTTTAGCCAATTTTGTTTGTGCTTTCTTAGTAGAAGCAATGTCAACTCCATCGTTTTGAAATTCAAATTCTGTATCGTCAATTTTAACAGTGTGATCTAACACATAATAAGTGTCGTATCCAGTGGCTTCGACAACAACAAAACCGTCTTTCTTATGAATCTTAGTATACTTACTTGACTTCTTTTGATCCCATTTTGTCATACGATTAATAGCGTTGCGGACACCTCTCTTACAACTTGGAAGATAAAATCCAAGGGTAGTAACACACGGCATATTGTGTATAATACTCATAAGAGTAGAAGTATCACGGGGGCTAATTTGATGGGTTTTGCCAGCAAGATTAACGCGATATTTGCCTGCGCTGGTGGCTTCTTCGCCATTAAAATTGGTATTTGATCTTAAGCGCTCTGAATCGCCATCAGTGAGAGTTACAAAATTTAGCTTTTGAACACTATGCTTTGCGATAAAATCATTAATAACTGTAGGCATCATAGTCAATACGGCATTAAGTGGTGTGCCACCAAGTTGATCATATTTTGAGTAACGAACACAATATGTAGCACTAACCCAAAGGCTTTTAAAAGCCTCGTCATAGTTTGATTTTGAAAGATCACTTGAGATTTGCTCAACTAGACTCACGTTGGACAAATCAACTTCGTGCGGAGCAGCCGATGGCCGCGAAGAATCTTCTGTGTAAAACCATGTCGAGGTAAAAGAATAAACACGAAAAGGAATGTTAACCTTTTTACAGAAAGTAATAAGGTTTAGTGTTTGCATAATAACATCACCAACAACATTACTCATTGAACCAGAATAATCAAGTAGAAAAATCATACCGTGTGATTTTGCATCTGCCAATTTAGTTTGACTAAGAAAAAGCTCGTCAATTAGCTTGTAAGAATGAAGTTTGTTTACATCAAGCTTTCCAGTGCGAGATTGTGTGGCGCGAGAATATTGAAAAGCTGCTTTGCGTTGTTCAAATTCACGAACTAATGTGCCAACTTTCTTATTGGTGATTTTCTTGAATTCACTGAATTTTTCAACCCTATGGGAATTTGACAAAGTATATGCACCTTCAACACCGCTACATTCGCGACGATCCGTAGCGAGCTTCTTGTAGTCAATAATTGTGTCGTAAATATAGCTTCTACGAGGCGCAATAAGTGGTGTATATCCACGTGATAATGGTGTCTCAACTTCTTTAGATAAAGTTGATTCAAAACTTTTGATAGTTTCAGACAACATGTTCTGAGGTGTCTCAGGTTCGCGACCGTCATTTGCAGAATCATCAGATTCGTCAAGTTCTGCAGAATCATCAGATTCATTGTCAGACGTTATGTCGTTAGAAGACGCGTCGCAATCTGAATCGTCAGACTCGTCAGAATCAGAATCATTTGAATGTGACTCTGAGTCATCGTCGCTCTCTTCGTCAGATTCGCCGTCGTCGGCAGAATCAGTGCATGACTTTTCACCTTCACACTCTTCTGGCTCAGACTCTTCAGACTCGTCAGACTCGTCAGAATCATTTGAATCATCTTTAGAATTCTCTTCGTTTTCAATTAACTCTTTAATCTCAAGGCAAATGTCAAGTACATCATCAAACGATTCCGCATTAAGACATTTTTTGTAAATTAACTCTTCGTCAAGTGAGAGTGGAATACTTTTAATAGTGCCAATCTTACCACGGAGATTGAGTCTGTCTAAGAAATTAAGTGAAGAAATATCTTTATCTTTAATAGAAAAGAAATCTTCATCTGTCAATATGGTGTAAGCCGTTTTAAAAATACGAGGTAAACCTGGATATGTGTTCTGAATAATGCGCTCAATACGAATATCTTCGACAATATTGCAAACGTCAAAAGGTGTTGATCCACATTTTGCGTGAAACCTTTCTAATGCGTCAACAGGTGTATAAAGAGCATGACCAACTTCGTGACCAATTAACATGTCATAAACATCTTTGCCACGATCTTTCCAAGATGGAAGACCCAATACACGGTTTTTAACGTCAAAATATGCTGTGTGCATATTACTCTCAATAACAGTGATATCTTCTTTAGCAAGAAGTTTCGCGAGTGTTGTTTTTGCTGTAAAATCTGTTTTCATAATTAATAAATGCTTCTCAATCTTATA